CTAGGTGATGGGCAAGCATCAGCATCACGATCAAACTTGTGCAGCAACTCAGGCCGAAAGCGCAGGAAGCCGGTGATCAAAGGCGATACCCCGACTGAATTGTAGTAGGCCACCGCGTCTTCAAGATCGGCGTCTACAGAGGTATATAACAGTCTATCTTTTACATGCGATGGAAGTTGATTTGTGCCAGCGCGATCCGACATTTTGTTGCCAGCACATACGATAGCCCAACCGTCAGGCAGTCTATGTTCGCCAATCCGGCGTTCATTAATTATGACGGCTGATATGTTGAGGCAGGCAGTCGGAGCCTGCGCTAATTCATCAAGGAATAAAATTCCTTCGCCCTCAGTAGGCATCCAATCTGGCCGTAGGCGTTTCATTCCATCACCATCATTTATAAGCCAGCCTGCGAGTTCCCCTGCATCGTACTGGGCAAGGCTGACCGTCTTTAATGATATCCCACGGTCTTCAGCGATTTGCTGAACAATGGTAGTTTTACCAAGACCGGCTGATCCGACAAGGTAAGGGATTGGACGCTGTGCATCACGCCCATTTGAATGTTTTACTTGGCTGTCGATACATGCCTCGACAATGGCTCTTGCTTGCGAAATCCGCATATCAGTCTCCACTAATATTTTTGTACCATCGTACAAATTTTGGTTAAGGTTGGTAGGCAAAGCCGCCTAAGCGGCTTCCCCTTCAAGTTGTGCGGTCATGGCATTCACTGCATCATTTTCTGATTTAGTGATATCACCAGCGATTTGACTGGCTTGCCTCATTGAAGCCCTCTCTCTCAGCGCATCTTCTAACTCACTCTGAAAGGTTTCAACGATCGCCAGAAAAGCATCTTCAGTCTGGTCTTTTTCACCAAGGCCACCGATCCACTTGTCACCGGCGACACGATTTCCATCCGCATCTTTTTTGGTGGATCGTTTACCGACAAGCTTATCGACAATCAACTGGGTTGCAGTCTTGTTTGGTTCATCAGCAACGGCCTTGATCAGTTTGGCTTCGCTGGTGATATCGGCGTCTTCAAACACATCACCCACCATTGTCGGCGTAATGTTGTCGCCGTTGATCCCGAAAATTCTAATAGCTCCGGCTGTGTTTTTAATTAGCTTGTTGGCCATACCATCAGAGATTTCAGTTTCTTTCATGTTGATCAATTGCATCTTGAGATCACTGCTAATTTTGGGTGGCAGATTTCCCTTTTGCAAACCATGCTTGGCAACGCATGAAATGATCACGCAGTAGGTATCAAGCTTACGGCTGTTAGCTTCTTTGCTGCTCTCTTTAGAGTTTTCCTTCAGAGCCTTGATAGTCTTTTCATTCTCACCGATGACAGTAAGGTTGGCTGTATCGATAGGTAAATTTTTCGCAGTAGATGTCTGCATGACAGTCTCCATCTTTAAGGTTGAAATATAGCAGGACGCTATGACCCAGCACTGGCTGGGTTTCGGGCGTGTCCTACGCGCCCATCATCAGATAGCTATATGGTAATGTATTCGGTCAGGCGTAGTGTGCCTTGCTTCACAAGCTTGCCGTTTTGCATCAGGTAGTAGGCATGGAAGCGGCGGTTTTTGTATACCGCGATCATCTCAGGCTTTTCCCCAAACGCCTTGTTGCAGCGAAAAATGTACGCACCCAATTCCTTAATCGTTGGCTTGAGTGGGTACAAAGTTGTCTTGCCATTATCGTTCAATTGATTAGCTGAATACATTATGCATTCCCCTTCTTTCCGAACCTATTAAGGTAATGCCGGTAGGCATTCCCCTTTTTCTTTGGTTTACGTCTGGAAATAATCTCAGCCAATGTAAGCTGAAAAACTGGTGTGGCTTGTTCAAATGCAATCTGTTTCACTATGTCAGTTTTGTTGGCTGCATCAGGCTTTGGAATGAAAGTTACTTTTTTCACGGCGTGGCTCCCTGTTTCGCGTATCTCATCATAACTGGGGTACGATCCCCAGCGACAGGTTTTGTTACAGTGTCGGGTCTCTCTCGACTGCCCGATTACAGCGACACTAGTGCCGCCTCAGTATTACCACCGCATCCATTATCCTAGTGTCAGGCCTAATCGATTTTTGCTTGGGCGTAGGCGTATTCAGATGCCATCAGAGCCGTAGTGCGGTAGTGTCCAGTCTTCAGGGTTGCTATCCCCTCGCCCCAATGGGCGGTTAAATCAGTAGCGGTGGCCTCCTAAAAAATTTGACTAAAAAAACTTATTTCTTTTCGTAGCACAGATAGACAACCCATGCAAACACTAAAAGCATCTAATGACACTAATTTGTCAGAGGGTACAAATGTAAGCCGTTTGTGCCTCCTATATAGTAGACGATCCAGAAACCATTATTATTGTGTGACCATGATATTTTTTTCCTCTCAAACAGTAGACGTTTCAGAACGCAAAATTATTCACTGCTATTTTATTTTATTTTGAGACTGTGACAAATCTGCAACACCAACCCTCAAAACACCCCAATATTTGTTTGTACACAAACAAGTTTGTTCACCATGTGTTCACGGTCTGGAACAAAACGTGAAAACGAGCGAGGTTGATCCGTGAGTAGGGGCTGGCGAAAGCCGTGTATGATCCCTACCAAAAACACCTTTAATCGCTGTATGAGCTTCTATGAGCGTTTAATCGCCATGAACAAAAGGGGAACATTGCCATTTTGGGGCTTATTGGCTATATGTGAGGGATAGAGCCGATCTGGTGCGATTTAGGGTGTAATGTTATCATTGTCACAGAGTACAAATCCAAAAAGCCCGATCAAGCGTCAGCGCATTTCGGTGGCATATTTATAGAGGGATAGAGACATGGGTAAAGACAACGATAAGACAAATCATTTGAAATTGGTTGTTGGTGCAGGCGATAAGCTAACCAGCAAACAGGAACACTTTTGCCAACTGGTTGCCAAGGGTGAAACCCTGACAGATGCATATCGTCATGCCTACGATGTCAGTGCCAAGACAAAGCCAAGCACAGTATGGACAAACGCATCTAAGCTGGCCACAGAAAACACCAAGGTGTCACTAAGGATCAAGTCCATTACTGAGGAAATCACTGCACGAAAGGCGACAGACGATGACCGGTTAAAAATCTGGGTGACTGACCGGTTGAAGACTGAGGCAATGGAAGCTGAGAGTGATAGCGCGCGCGTGGCAAGCTTAACTCAACTAGGCAGATCAGTCGGCATGTTCAGTGACAGGGTTGAGACAGACAACGTGGCCGAAAGACCAGCGGGTGAAATCGAAGCCGATATTCAGCGCAGGCTGGCATCGATCCTTGGCGAGTGACCCTCCGCATGAAGACTTGCTCCCGGGCTGACCCCCACCTACCCTCATCCCCCCTGTGACAGCATGGCCACTCCACACGCACGTACATGAGGTTCTGCACGAGTAATGCCCAATCTTTTCTCAACACCATGCAATATGGAATGCAAGTTTAATGGCCGTATAAAGCCCACTGATAGCCTTTGCCTGATCTGTGGTATGACGAGTGCCGAAAGAGACGAGTGGCCCCTTCTGACGCCGTCTGAGGCCGATGCCAAGCATGTTGAGATTAGGTCTAGACTGGAAACGATATGGTTGATATGGGAACTAATGGAGGAGCCAACACTTCAATAGCCCCCCCCTTTGTAATTTGTACTAGGGTACAACAAAATATTACTGCCGGGTATTTTACAGGATAACACCCTAGGAATCCTACAGTCTGTATAATGATTATATTTATATATATATACATATCTAGTTATAATACATAATCTGTTATATACTGCCTGTGAGTCGCTAAGTCTCCCGGCGGCTCCGGTGGGGTTGAGCGGCCTCCCTCGCTCCCCCACCGTCATTATTTTGGGAGATTGAATGGGAGAGTGTATTGTCTAATAACGTTATCCAGTTTCCTCGTGGTGTAGGTCTTGACGACAAGACTGATCTTGACCCATATGAGATGTTTGGCGTTCTTCGTGACGAAGTAAAGATGACTGAAGCTATCGTTGTCGGTTGGACTGATGAGGGTAATCTGTTCATGTCAACGTCACATGGCAAGGCTCCTGATATGGTTTTTCTCTTGGAGCTGGCTAAGTCGGTTCTTTTGAACAGGTGCGTAAGTGACGAGGATGAGTGATGGAGTTCTATACCTTTTTTGTCTTCTTCTCCGTAATCGTAACACCAGAGGGTGAGATAAGGACGTTCTCAAAGAACGTGACTGAGTGTCCAAGCACTGAGATTGTTCTGGAGCTGCACAAGCCTAGACTGGACAAGGGTGAGATAATCGACTGGGCTGCCACATGCTTGACAACAAAACTTCCTCTGGACACCACGGTTAAGGGCTTGAAAACGTAATATGAGCCAGCTGGAAGTTATAAACAAAAAGATAGCTAACCTACCTCCTGATCAAAAACAGGAGATACTGGATCTTCTGACTGAGCTTGATGAGGCGAAGAAGAAGGAGCAGTCCAAGACAGAGTTTCTTCCGTTTGTTGAGCGTATGTGGCCAAGCTTCATTAGCGGTAAGCATCACTCAATCATGGCAGATGCCTTTGAAAGGGTTGCCAATGGTGAACTGAAGCGCCTGATTATCAACATGCCACCCCGACATACCAAGTCCGAGTTTGCATCCTATCTGTTTCCGGCATGGTTTCTTGGCAGATACCCCGAAAAGAAAATTATTCAGACCGCTCACACGGCAGAACTGGCTGTAGGTTTTGGCCGTAAGGTCAGGAACCTTATTAACCAGACTGATTTCCAACAGGTATTCCCCGGCATATCCCTGTCGTCTGACTCAAAAGCTGCCGGAAGATGGAACACAAACAAGCGAGGTGATTATTTTGCTATTGGTGTTGGTGGTGCAGTTACTGGTAAAGGTGCTGACGTTCTCATTATTGACGACCCCCACTCGGAGCAGGAGGCGGCATTGGGGGCTTACAACCCAGAAGTCTACGACAAGGTATACGAATGGTACACATCGGGACCGCGTCAGAGACTACAACCGGGTGGAGCGATCATTGTAGTAATGACAAGATGGTCTGTCAGGGACTTAACTGGACAGATTGTCAGGGCAGCTACCCAAAGAACAGGCGCAGATGATTGGGAAGTGATTGAGTTGCCCGCTATTATGCCGTCTGGTGACCCTTTATGGCCTGAGTTCTGGCCCGCAGATCAGTTAGAGGCACTAAAAGCCGAACTTCCGGTGGCTAAATGGTCGGCACAGTACCAACAGGACCCAACTTCAGAAGAAGGAGCCTTGATAAAGCGAGAATGGTGGCAGGAATGGGAAAAAGATAGCCCGCCACCGTGCGAAGCAATCATTCAGAGCTGGGATACTGCGTTCCTTAAAACGCAGCGAGCGGATTACTCCGCTTGTACCACATGGGGTATCTTCAATATGCCGAATGAGGACGGGGTAACAGTCCCAAACCTTATTCTTTTGGACGCATACAAGGAAAAACTGGAGTTTCCAGAGCTAAAACGTGCTGCTTACGACAAATATTGGGAATTTGAGCCTGATCAGATGATTGTTGAGGCTAAAGCTGCCGGTTCTCCGCTTATTTTTGAGCTAAGAGCCATGGGAATACCAGTTACGGAGTTTACACCCTCCCGTGGACAGGATAAGATAGCTAGAGTTAACGCAGTCAGCGATCTTTTTGCCTCTGGTGTGGTATGGTGTCCTGCAACTAGGTGGGCTGATGAAGTTATTGAGGAGTGTGCGTCATTTCCTGCGGGACAGCATGACGATTTGGTGGATTCCACCACTCAGGCGTTGCTGAGGTTCCGTCAGGGAGGATGGATTAGAAGCTCTATGGATGAATGGGACGATGAGCCTTCTTACAGAAGGCCAGTAGAATACTACTAAAAAGACCGTTACTCTGTTATTATGAAAAAATTATACAAACAATAGGATTTTGGCATGGCTGTGGAAAAACAAATGATTCCCTCTGATCTCGACATAGAGGATACGGATGAAGTTGAGGTTGAGATTGTTAATCCTGACGCCGTAGGTATTACATCTGAAGGGGAGTCAATGATCATAGATTTCACAGGTGATGTGACTGAAGACATGATTGGCCCTGACCACGACAGCAACCTAGCTGAGTATCTTGAAGAAGGTGAGCTAGAGGGTTTGGCATCCGAGCTTGTTGATGACTTTGTTGCTGACAGAGAGTCAAGAAAGGACTGGGCGCGATCATACGTTAAGGGCCTTGAACTATTAGGGATGAAGATTGAAGAGAGAACTCAGCCGTGGGCTGGTGCTGCTGGTGTTTTTCACCCTGTTCTTACTGAAGCTGTTGTTCGCTTCCAAGCCCAAGCAATGGGAGAGTTGTTTCCTGCATCTGGACCTGTCCGTACAAAGATTATGGGAAAAGTTGATCTTGATAAGCAGGAACAGGCGCAGCGCGTAGAAACGGAAATGAATTATCTTCTCACTGAGGAGATGACAGAGTACCGCGATGAGACAGAGCAGATGCTTTTCCGTCTGCCTCTTGCTGGATCGTCTTTCAAAAAAGTTTATTACGATCCAATCATGGAACGACCATGTGCGATGTTCGTGCCTGCTGAAGACTTTGTGGTTTCCTATGGTGCTGCCGATCTTGCTACATGCCCGCGTTACACGCATATAATGAAGAAAACAGAAAATGAAATAATAGAGCTTCAGGTGGCTGGCTTTTATCTTGATGTTGATCTTCCGTCTCCAGAGGCTGATTATTCTGATATTCAGGAAAAGTATGACGAGATTGATGGTGAGACTGCTGTTCTTGAGGACGATGATCGTCATACCATACTTGAGGTTCATGCTGATCTTAACCTACCAGAGCCTTTTGATGATCCAGACGGTTTGGCGCGTCCGTATGTTGTCACCATAGATAAGTCCAGTTTAACGATCTTGTCCATAAGGAGAAACTGGTATGAAGACGATACTAAGAAGCGTAAAAGACCGCACTTTGTTCACTACAGATACCTACCGGGACTTGGGTTCTATGGAACGGGTCTTATTCATCTTATTGGTGGTCTTGCTAAAAGCGCCACAAGTATTCTTCGACAGCTTATTGACGCTGGCACACTCAGCAACCTCCCCGCTGGCCTTAAAGCTCGCGGGCTTCGTATTAAAGGTGACGATTCGCCTCTCATGCCGGGTGAGTTCCGCGATGTGGACGTACCGGGTGGTGCAATTCGGGATTCGATTGCATTCCTTCCTTACAAGGAGCCATCATCAGTATTATACCAGTTGCTCGGAAACCTTGTGGAAGAGGGGCGAAGGATTGGCTCCGTTGCTGATGTACAAGTTGGAAACCTCAACCCGCAAGCTCCGGTCGGAACTACGCTAGCTCTTATGGAGCGAAGCATGAAAGTAATGTCTGGTGTTCAGGCTCGTCTTCATGCGGCTCTAAAAAACGAACTTCGTATTCTTGCAAAAATAGTTCGTGACTACATGCCTCCAGAATACAATTACGAAATGGAAGGCGACTTCAATCGCCAACAAGACTTTGATAAGCGTGTGGATGTTATTCCTGTATCAGATCCTAATGCTGCTACAATGGCACAGCGTGTCGTTCAGTATCAGGCCGCTATGCAGTTAGCTCAGCAGGCCCCCAATCTATATAACATGGGAAAGCTACATCGTCAGATGCTTGAGGTACTTGGCATCAAAGATGCTGATGAAATTGTTAAGCTTCCTGATGACATCAAGCCTTCAGATCCTGTCACAGAAAACATGGCTCTTCTAAAACAGGAGCCTGTTAAGGCGTTTAAGTATCAAGACCACGAAGCGCATATTCAGGTTCATATGGCTGCGGCTCAAGATCCTAAGCTTATGGAAATCATAGGTCAGTCTCCTTTCGCTGGAGCAATACAGGCATCTTTGGCAGCGCACGTTACAGAGCATGTTGCCTTGCAGTACAGAAAAGAAATAGAAAAGAATCTTGGTGTAGGATTGCCTGACGAAGACAAGCCTTTACCAGAAGATGTCGAGATAGAGATATCAAGACTTTCTGCTGAGGCGGCAGGCAAGCTTCTTCGCAAGGATCAGGCTGAGGTAGCGCAAAAACAAGCTCAACAGCAACAACAAGATCCTCTTACTCAGATACAGCAACGTGAGCTAAAGCTGAAAGAGGAT